ACCACCTGCGTTATCAACTGCTTTTGCGGTAAACACAAATTCACCATCACTTAACATTGCTGGTATCTTATCTTCTTTTGGTCCACCAGGACCATTGATCATACCAGTTCTTCTTGGATATTGTCTATGAGGATTACCTCCTGAAGCTAAGTTAACTATACCACCCATTGCTAAAGGTTTTAAACCTTTTTCTGCATCAGGTGTGTAATTAGAATAAATACCATCTGCTGTTATTTGATCATAGTACTTTCCGTCAGCAGGATTAAAAAACATTTTTTCTACTAACGTGTCCGTGTAATCACCTGTGCCATATCGTGAACCGTATCGTTGATCAACTGCTGTCATTGGATTTGTATCTACTGGTTCAGGCTTGTCACCTTTGTAAGCTATATAACTTCCAATTGCTGGAAGTAAAGCTGATGCTATACCGCCCATCGCTGTTCCTGATCCATCAGGATTAATAAACTTACTACCAATACCTTTAGCTAAATTAAAAGCACCTTGTGCGCCTCCTAAAATACCTGATCCTTTAACCGCTGATGCTGGTCCAGCAGCGCCTGAAACAGCTGGAGCTGCAAAGTTACCTATTAAACCTTTTCCAAAAGTTCCTAACTTAGATAAAATTCCTGCTCCGCTAGCGCCACCAGCGCCACCTAACAGATTGGCTAACGGACCTGCACCCATTAAACCTGCTCCACCTAATCCTAATGCTGCAATACCCGCAATCGGGGCTGCTTTTTTTGCTACGTCTCTGACTTTTCTAAAAAACTTCTTAAACATGTACTCCTTGGCAATTCATGATATTGTCTGATTTTGCAAGGAAGGTCAACCTTGATATATTAAACCTATTTTATTATATATTTATAGGCATATTTCTTGTAATGTGCAATGAGAAATATGAATTTTGACATAAAGAAAGTGCCAATGGTCCGTGTTACGTGGCTAGATGCCCGTGATACAGAGACAGGTTGGCTAGATATAAAGGACGTTATGGGAGCTCCTTTAGCTACATGTCAAGAAGTTGGGTGGATGATACACAATAATGAGGAGAAAGTAATAATTATGCGATCATATAGTAAAGATAAAGACGAAATATCTGGTGGTGGTGCAATAGCAATACCTAAAGGATGGGTAACAAAAATAGAATATTTAGAGGTAAGTTATGGAGAAAGAAACAAGAATTAATAGTTTATTTGGTGAAACTATTTATTGCACAAACGTAGAAAATGACAACCAAACAATAGCAAAACACATAGAATCTTTTGTAAAAGAAAAACCAGGTAGAACAGCAGCAACAACTGATGTTAAAGGTAACACACACTTTACTGATTTAGAAGAAGCTAAAGATAATTTACATAAAGATAAAAAATATTTACCTTTATTTATTAAATTAAAGAAATGTATTTTAGAATTTATGACAGCAAAAGGATATAATCCTGACAAATTTGATGTTCACATCACTAAAGCATGGGCTACTTATACTGTAAAAAATCAACATATTGCTAGTCACAAACACACTGCAAGTCATTTTAGTTTTGTTTATTATGTACGTAATAATGAAATGGGCAACATACGATTTGAAAAAGAATTAGCTGCACAAACAGGATTATTTATTCCACCAACGGATCAATATATTGTTGATTGGAATCAATTTAATTTTTCTAGTTATATTATTCCGGTAAGAACAAATAATTTAATAGTATTTCCAAGTGGTTTGTTACATTATACTGAAGTGAATACAAAAGAAGAACCTCGAATAAGTATAAGTGGAGATATATTACTTACTATGAAACCTGGTGTAAAAACAGAACACTGTATACCTCATCCAAATGGCTGGGATACTATTTCAAATTAGTTGTCAAGAAAACATTTTTAAAAAGATTACTTGATAATTACATCAGACGTGTTTAAATTAGTTCTCACCCAAAATTACAATCAAGGAGAAAAAAATGGAAAATCAGGAAATTTTGAAGGCTATAGCTGTCCTCGCTGACAAGGTGAGTCGCTATCATGAACGTTTATTAGCATTAGAAAGAGATCACAAAAGACACACAGACGGATGTTCGTGTCATAATAAACCTAAAGAAATAGCTCAAGGACCTGGTTATCCTAGTGTAGGTAGACCCTTAACCGAAGATGAAAGAATTTTTGTTCAAGAAAACATGGCTAAACATAAGGCAGCAGCTAATGGATCCTAATTGTCCTACATGTGGCTGTGAAAAAGAAAAGTGTATTTGTGATGACTTTTGCGAAAACTGTGGAGCTTAATCGTCTTCAGTTTTTCCAAATACATCCGGTAATTTTGTAACTTTTACTTGTATGTTAGTTTCAATATCAGCAGCTGTTGTATCTGTTTCTGGATTATCAACATCTGCTTTCGCTGCTTCTTCAGAATCATAGTCAACACCAGTTTTTTTATTTTTAACTTCTCTATGAACTTCAGGTTGTAGTATAGCCACTTCTTGACCATTAACCATTTCTTTTCCAATTTCTTTTGATTCTTGTACTTTTTTAAACGTCATTGTGTAATCTCCATATAATTAAGTAAAATTTTAACACCCGCACCTGTGAGTTTTATTTGATCAGCTTGTTCTAAAACAACTGTAACAATTTTTTCAACTTCAGTAGCATCTGCTAAACTATCTTTATATAACTCTACCTCTAAACTACTATTACTTGAATCTAGCATTGTAACTGTAGTCGCTACTGCACCACCTGATTGATTGGACAAGTAAAAACTTTTTACTATAGTAGTTGTAGGCAACACAGGAGGTTGCGAGTTTTGATCAGCCGTGGGAACTGTATATACAGTTCCTGTGCCTGTTAAAGTAGAACTTTTAAATGAATCAGCCAAGAAACCACGTCCTTGCTGTAGATTCATCTTTTAAATCTTGTTGATAACCAAAATTTAATTGTTGTACTATTTGCTCAAGTAACCTTGTCAATATATCAATTACAGTTGGTTGATATTCAGGAGTTGCTTGAGGAAATCTTGTTGTTGTAATTTTAGCCATTATCTGCCTCCATCTGGTTGTACATCCAAACGTAAAGTTCCATATCGCCATTTATCACCTACAGCATCACTGTCAATACGTATGTTTGCTTGTCTTCCTCTACCTCTTAAATCAAATTTTTCTGTAGTAGGAGTTATTGTTCTTGTCACGGTAGTAGGAGTAGTAGAACTAGGATATGTTTTAAATCTAAGCGTTATATCTACAGTTCCTGTTAAATCTTTAAAGTTAGGTATACCTCTTCCTATATGTAAAAATGGTTGGCCATCAGCAATATCAAAATCACCTGATTCTATAAAAGCATCTATTGCCGTCGTTACATTATCATCTCCTGTTTCGTGTTGAAACAATGTAGTCGCTCCTGCAGTTAATCCATTTATAGTATCATTAGTAGCAATTGCTGTAGTAGAATATTCTGTTGCATATGGTTTTTGATACACTCCATAATCTATCCATGTTGTTCTTGCTAAACTACCAGTCGACCAACAATCTTCTAAATAGTTATAAGTAACATAGCGATCTATTTGTGTAGAACTATTAGATGTATAAAACCAAGTAACTTCATTAAATTCAGAATTAACAGCTGCAAAAGTTTCTGGCTGATTTGTAATACTAAAATCTTCAAAGACGTAATCTTGCACACTACAAGGCATTTTAGAAATAGCACCATCAAATTTATAAAAAGAATTTTGTGACATCCAAAAAGCTGTACCGTTTACATCTACTGCTGAGTGTAAAGATACTGCTCCACAGTTTGCACCAATTTGTGTTAAGTTAAAAGTAAAAGGTGCACCAACAAATTGTAATGCATTTAATGATGTATCTGTCCAAACGAGAACAGCATTACGAGATCTAACAGCTGTTACAATCTTTGATCCATCTTGTATTCTAAATGAACCTGCTGTGTTTGTGGCTGTTGGTACCCAGGTATTGTAATCCTCTTGAGAAGCAAAACGTAAAAATAAATCATCTTGTGTAGTGCTTGAACCAATTGTAGTTTCTGTTCCAAATAAAAATACATGTCTGTCAGGCATTGATACAAGATTAAAACTAGATACTGTTGGAGCATTAGAAATAACCGTTGCTCTCGTTCCTGTGCCAGTAGATGTATCCCACCTAAAAGTATTTCCATTATTTACTGTTGCTAATAAATCCTCACCAAAATTATCAAAAGACCAATTACGTCCATCAATAGTAACATTAGATGTAGAACGAGCCGTGCCCCATGCTTCTTTACCCCACTGATATGTACCCCATCCATAACCATACTGTGATACGGCTGTACCAACAGAAAGTTGATAAGTAGCTGTGGCTGTTTCACTTGATGTTCCTGTGCTTGTAGCAGCGGTTGCTGTAGTAATTGTGTAAGTATTAGCAGAAGGAACTGTTAATATTTCATATTCTGCATCCATAGTAGCTGCAGGTATTCCATTTACTGCTCCTGAAGTAGAAGATATTGTAACAAAATCACCTACCTCTGCGTTATGACTTGGATCAGTTACTGTAACACTTGTACTAGAAAATGTTTCAAAACCTGTAATAGAGCCTGTTGCTCTTATAGGTGTTATATCGTAAGCTACACCTTCTGAATAAATATATAATTTTCTATCTGTTCCGATAGCCGTGTACCTAACACCATCTAAATCTGTCCATGCGTGCATATCTCTTGCTACGCCTACTAAAGTATTATTAATTAATTTTACCCATCCACCAATTTTTTCTGGAAGACCATAACGAAAACGTACAAAATCAGAATCAGTCCAACGACCAGCTGCACCGTATTCTGTATCTTGTTTATCAATACCAGGGGCGAATGCTATTTTAGTAAGTGGCATTACGCAATCCTCATAAATCTATAATTAAGTTCACCAGCACCACCATCCGAACCATTACTTTGTGGTTGTGCACCACCTCCGCCTCCACCAGATCCTCTTGTCCCAGCAGAACCAGATCCACCAGCAGGGGCACCTGTTCCACCTGATACAGCACCTGGACCAGCATAAGAAGATCCACCTGTACCACCAGCGATTTGACAGTTATCTCCACTACAGTTATCGGGATTTGTTCCTGCAGTTCCTGATCCATTAGAATTAAAAGTTCCAACAGGTCCAGAAGTAAATGTGGTTATGTTAAGACCATCAACAGTAGTGCCTGTAGTTAAAACTGTTCCTGAAATTGTTGCTGCTCCTCCAACACTTGCATTATTTGAACGAAGAGGTCCTTGAACTCCTCCTCCGGTTCCCGATCCACCGGTACCACCAGCCAAAGAAAAAAGAGAACCCGAACTTGAACCTGTAATAGAAGTTGCTGATCCACTACCAGCAGTTGTATTATAAGCCGAACCCGTTGAAGCAGCGCCTGCTGTACCAGCAGTTATTGTAAGAGTTTCACCTCCTGTAACAGTAAAGACTTTATCAGATATGTAACCACCAGAAGCTCCACCTGCTCCTGCTGACTCTCCGCCAGCTTTATCATATTCAGCACCTTTAACACCACCAGATCCACCTCCAACAGCGTACTGTACATGAATAGCATTGGCATTTGCTGGAACAGCTACAGAACCAGTTGTAGTTTGATAACCTGTAGTATCAAATAAAGTAAAAGTAGTTCGCCATGAACCACCATCTTTTACATAAGCATTAGTTATTGTTTTGTTAGTAAAGGATGTACTGTCTCGAACGTAAAGTTGAGTTCCAGCGTCAGAGCTTATCTCCCGCCAAGTACCGCCATCTTTAACATAAATCGGCATAATGCATTATGTATATTTGTACCAAATATCTCCATCAGATCCACCACTTGGTGAGGATGTACTTACTGTTCTTGCGCCATTAGCATTTGTTCCTGCGGTAGCAGAAATAAAAGCTTGTACGTCACTACCTATTGCAACACCTAGATTTGTTCTAGAAGTGCTTGCAGCAGCAACATCACTAAGGTTATCTGCTTCTTGCAAAACACCTGTTACAGCAGTTCCTGAAAATTTATATTTGATAGATTCATAAGTAGGCATATTATTTCTCCGTTATTTTCCAACCATAAGTTGCACCTGAGTAAACTAAACTAAAGGCTGCATCTTCGGTTGCTACTGTTAAATCAGAAGTAGCTCCATTAATTTTTAAACTATTTCTTCCGATTGTTAAGTTGTTTGTATCAAATGTACTTGCTAGGTCTACAAATCTTACCTCATCTCCTGTAGCAGGAGCTGCTGGTAAAGTAATTGTAAAAGCCCCTCCACTTGTATTAGCAAATATTTTATCACCACTTAAAGCAGTATATGTTCCAGTTTTTGTAATCCAAGTTCCACCTGTAGTTTGTAATTCATACCAGTTAGTACCATCAGTAGCTAAAAAAACACTTGTTTGTGGATTAATAACATAAGTATTACCTGAAGCTCCTAATCGTGCTGTAACTGTGTATGTGGTATCGTTGTTTCTTAAAAAATAAAGTTTTTCTTTTGCGGTAAATTGAACAATATGATTAGCTGAAGGATTAGTAAATATTATAGCAGCTTGTCTATTTTCATTATCAGCTTGAGTTTGTGGACCATCAGTAGCTGTTAAAACTGTCGTAGTTCCAGAGGATATATTCTTTGTATATACACCAGCTATTGATTGTTCTAATGATTGTGAAAAATTGTTATTTGTAGTAGTACCCCAAGCATTTGCTTGATCTCCTATCCCAATTAACTCAATTTGTAGTCTATTTGAATATGTTGACATAATTTACCTACGCTGCATCTCGCCATGTATTTGTAGCAGAATCATCAACGATTGTCCAAGTATTTGTGGCTGAGTCATCGACAACCTTCCATGCATATACACCTGAATTTCCTA